TAAGAAAAGATAGATATAGCTCTTTAGTTATAGCAAACATGATCGCTAGACAGATGACCAACATTATTGCACCTATACACTACGAGGTTATCGGAGGTAACGCTAGCGACGTAGGCAAGGTCAAAGGCGATATGTATAAGGGTCCAGATTGGTTCACATCAGCAGCTAATGAAGATATTTATACAGGAATTTACAGATAGTGTGTATATAACTTGTAATGGTATTGCAATACAATTATAATTACATATGACAAAAAAATATCCTAAAAGCGAAGTGATCAAAGATGCCAGCCCTATTATGCCAGAAGAAGCATACGTTTTCTGGGATGATAATCCAAATACAAAAATAGAAGCACAAAAAGCTTCTGCTGGCGCCCTAGACGAATACACACTAGTAAACAAAGCTACAGCTCACGGTAGATACAGAACAGATTATTCTAATCTAGACACCAATACATCTGGCCGACCAGGACTAACCAGATCAGATTATGACTATTTTAGACCAGACGAAGCTATACCAAAGCACCTTAAAAACATCATGTTTAAGGCTGATGATATTTATCAGAGGGTGGGTTTGGTGAAAAATGTCATAGATTTAATGGGCGATTTTGCCACTCAAGGAATTAGGATTGTTCATCGTAATAAAAGAATCGAAAGATTTTATCGCAGATGGTTTCAAAAAATCGAAGGTAAAGACAGAAGTGAAAGATTCGTTAATAATCTGTATAAAACCGGTAATGTGATAGTTAATCGTCAGACAGGTAAACTGACGCTAAAAGCTACACAGAATATGTTTAAAGCAACTGCTGAAGCAGATATAAATATTACCACAGAAAAAGCGGTACCTAAACGAGAAATTCCCTGGAAATATACATTTATTAATCCTATTTACGTTGATGTAGCAGCTGGTGCTTTGTCTTCTTTTGTGACATCAAAACAGTATGAGTTGGTATTGCCAGCCAATCTTCGAAAAATGATTAATGCCCCCAAGAATGAAGCTGAAGCTCAAATTGTTGCGCAGCTTCCTGATTCTATTATTGAAGCAGCAAAAAGCAAGAAAAAATATCCGCTGGATCCTAATAAAACTTTGGTTTTCCACTACAAGAAAGATGATTGGCAAAGCTGGGCATATCCCATGATCTATGCTATAATGGATGATATCACAGTTATCGAGAAACTCAAGTTAGCAGATATGGCTGCACTAGACGGCGCTATTTCAAATATTAGAATTTTTAAGCTTGGTAATCTTGAACATAAGATTGCTCCCACAAGAGCTGCTACGTCTAAACTAGCACAAATTTTAGGTAATAATGTTGGTGGTGGCACAATGGATCTAGTTTGGGGTCCTGATATAGAGCTTATAGAAAGCAGAACCAATGTGCATCAGTTTCTTGGAGAAGGCAAATATACTCCTCATCTCAATAGTGTTTATGCGGGACTAGGTATTCCTCCTACATTAACAGGTACTTTCGGAGCAGCTGGAACAACAAATAATTTCATCAGTCTCAAGACACTAACACAGAGACTACAATACGGACGAGATGTATTAGTTAGCTTTTGGGAAAAAGAAATTGAATTAGTACAAAAAGCAATGGGTTTTAAATATCCAGCTAAAATAGAATTTGATAGAATGGACTTAAGCAATGAAGAAGCTGAAAAGTCCTTACTAATACAATTAGCTGACCGAAACATTGTGAGCGATGAAATGGTTAGAGCAAGATTCGGCTTTGATCCAGATATGGAAAAACTAAGAGTTAATAGTGAATTTAAAGATCATAATGACCCCAAGAAGCCATCAAAGGTTAGTCCTTTCCATGATGCCAATTTTGAAAATAATGTCAAAAAAATCGGTTTACAACTTGGTATGTTAACACCTAGTGAGATTGGAGTACCCTTACTAGATAAAGACCCTAAACAAAAAAACCTACTACAGCTTAAGAGTCAATATGAAAAACCAAAAGGTCCGCCACAGTCATCCAATACTCCAGGGCAACCAGGTCAAGGTAGACCATTAAACAAAAAAGACGAAGAGAAACGCAAAGACAAGCAATTTGCACCTCAGACAGGAGCTAGTTTATCTATATGGGCTACTAAAGCACAAGAAACTATTTCCGATATCATCAACCCAATTATGCTTGATTTTTATCAAAAGAAAAATCTGAGAAGCCTATCAAATCTAGAAGCTAAAGAACTAGAAGAGACAAAAACCAAAATTCTTTTTAACGTAAAACCTTTTGCTAACATAGACCAAGACTATATAGAGAATATACTAGTTAATATTAATACTAAAGCTAATTCTCAACTTATGTCTTACTATAAACAGTGGCAAGGTTCTATACAACAAGATCTTTCCTACACAATGTCATTAGATGAACAAAAACAAGCTAAGGCATCTTTCTATTCTATGGTGTATACAGTCCTACACACATAAAAGGTGAATTATGAAAATATATAAACAAGAAATTTCGGACGGTATTGAGGCTTTGATTAGCAGTCAAGCTACTGTTGCTTATGCTACCTTAGCAGAGCCTTGTTCTGATAAATCCGAATTAGATTTTGATAAAATCAAAAGTGTAGCATCGTTAGAAGATAAAGATTTGTACTATGTGCAGTCTATACTAGTTAGTTCTAGCTGGAATAAAAATGATGACATTTTTGATAAAGCAGAAATATGGAAAGCTAAAAATACACCAGAAGATAAGCCTACCAATCTAGAACATGATGAGAGCCTAATTATCGGACATATCACATCAAATTATCCTATTGACGATAACGGACAACTTATTCCTATTGATACCCAGATAGAGGATTTACCAGAAAAATATCATATCTTAACTGGATCCGTAATATATAAAGGGTTTTCTAATCCAGAACTACAAGAAAGAGCCTCCAAGCTTATTGCTGAAATAGAAGAAGGCACTAAGTATGTTAGCATGGAATGCTATTTTAATAATTTCGACTATGGCCTCAGAGACGAAAATACAGGAGAGTTTAAAGTCTTAGCAAGAGCAGAAGATACAGCATACTTAACCAAGCATTTAAGAGCTTATGGTGGTACTGGCCAACATGACGGATATACCATCGGTAGGGTCTTGAGAAACATCACATTTAGTGGTAAAGGTTTTGTTGACAAACCAGCAAATGAAGATAGTATAATTTTTAGCAAAACTATGTTGGATAATTTCGAAAATAAAAATGAAGATTTTCAAAAAAAGGGTGTAATAGAAAATAAGCCGTTTTCCAAGTCGGAGATTAATAATATGAATTTAGAAGATACTATTGTCGAAATCAATAAAAAACTAGACACAGTTTTGACTTCAGACACTTTTGCTTCAACTTTCACTAAAGCTAGTGAGTTAGAAGCCAAGGTTTCTGAGCTAGAAACTGTTACAGCAGAAAACCAAAAAACTGCTGAAGAAAAAATTGTAACCTTAGAAGCTGCCATCTCAGAAAAAGATGAGTTGCTAACCAAGGCTCAGGAAGAAAAAACTGCATTGGAGCAAGCTCTAGAAGCTGCTAATGAAGTTCTTGCCGCATATAAGGACAAAGAAGAAGAAATGCTGAAAAAAGAGAAGAAGATGAAAAGAATGGCTTCTCTGATTGAAGCAGGCCTTGATAATGATGCTGCATCTGCTGCCATCGAAAAGTTTGATGGTGTAGACGATGATTCTTTTAACGCTTTCACCACCCTTCTAGCTGCCATGAAACCAGCCAAGAAGGATGAAAAGAAAGAAGAAAAAGAAGAAGAGGTAAAAGCTGCATCAGAAGAAGAATCAGAAGCAGACGCTTCAGATCTTGAAACAGTAGAAGTAGAACCTGAAGTTAGCCTAGCGGTTAGCGACGAAGAAGAAGCTTCCTCTGTTGAACAAACTCGTGCAGCTTTAGTTGATTTTGTTAAGTCTAGACTTCAAACTAAGTAAATATTAAGGGAGAAAAAATATGGCTCTTAAACCAGATCGAATCGAAACTCAAACTGACATCTCTTTTTTCATGAATACTACCGGTGAAAGAGGCGGTGTCGTTAGTGTTAATTACAATACCGAAGAAGGTAGTAGCGGTAGTGGCGTATCAATGGATGACGGCAATGCTGTTGTAGCATATGCAGCTGCTGCTAGTGGTGCTCTTCCAATCGGCGTACTACTCAATGATGTTGTAAATTATGACCTTACTCGTCAGCATATTAACTGGCATAAAGATGAGGTACAGGTTGATAGCAAGGTGGCTGTTCTTAGAGTTGGTCAGGTTACAACTGATGTGGTTGTTACCGGAACTGTCAACACAACGAGAGCAGGCGCACATGCCTATCTTGCAAATAATGGTGAGATCAGTGTTGACCAGTGCGCAGGCTGTCCTAAAGTTGGTCAGTTCCTAAGCGGTATAGATGCTGATGGTTATGCCAAAGTTTCAATTAACATTACTTGAGTTTAGAAAACAAGGGAGAAAAAATTATGTCAGAAATGAAAACCAAAGCCTTTCAACCAACACCAGAACTTACTGATCTTTTGGTAAAGTCTGGCTCACAGCACAAAGAGACTTCTCTTGCTGCTAATGCAGAATTTGCAAAAGCTCTTGAGCAGCCTCTGCGTCAAGGTATTCTTAGTGGTAATGTTCTAGATGGTATTTTTGAGCCAATCCAGCTTAGTCAGGGTGCAACTCCAGAATTTCCACTAGATTTCCTTGCTCCAGGCACCGAAAAAGATTTCGTTGCTTACACCATTCCTAATCATGGATATATTCCAGAGCGTCATGTCGAAGGCGATTATGTCATGGTTCCAACCTATGATATCGGCTCCAGCATCGACTATCTACTAAAATATGCTCGTGATGCTCGTTGGGATGTTGTTGGTAGAGCCATGGAGGTTCTCGAAGGTTCATTCGTCAAAAAGATGAATGACGATGGTTGGCACAC